TCCATGTCTTCGTTGGCTTCAACAGCTGCGCGGTCCGCCTGCAATGCCGCATCGACTCTCTGCTGTGCCGCGCTTGCTTCAATCTTTTCCCGCGTGTTCTTGTCGGTCATGTCCAACTGCGCCATTTTCATACGCAAGTCAGCATCGATCTTCATCAGCGTAATCTGCTTGTCGGTTTCGGCCTTCAGTAGCGCAATTTCCTTTTCGGTCTGCGCCTTAAGACTCTCAAGCTGGAATCGGCTGCTCAACTCGCCCTGAGCCTGCTGCAATGCCTGCCCCATGCCCTGCATCTGCTGCTGCATCTGCTGCATCTGCTGCTGCACCATCGGGGGAATCTGCTGCGACTGGTTGCCATCAATGACTGCCAGCACTCGAGGATCCAGCATTGCGCGCATACGTTCCGCCCATTGCTGCGCACCAGGGCCGTCCTGAGACTTAAAGAACAAGTCGCCACCCACAGTCATCAATGTCGGGTTCTGCTCAATCAGCGAAGCATTAATTGCAAACTCCTGCTCGCGGCGCGTGTCGTAATTCTTTGACACCTTTACAGACACATTGAAATTCGCGTCAGGTGTCAGCACGTATTGCTTGACGCCATCTGCGCCTGGCATGGCTGGCACAGGCTGTTGCTGCCCTGATGGTCCGCTCATCATGAACGGCTGACCGATAGGCACGCTCTGGCCTTCGCCCTCTCCGTTAACAATGCGCGCCATGCGCCCGGGGCGCTGACCGTAAATCGGATACAGCAAGGAATTGATAATTCGTCCTTCGTGACGAACAGAACGGACGAAATTGTCCATGTAATTCGACGTGCCGCGCTTGCCCTGCTGCTGAATTGCGAGGATGGCTTTTCCGGAGCGCAACGACGGATCATTTCTGCCCAATTGAGGGTCATTGACGCCGGTCGTCGTCTGCACCGATTCGTTGAACATCTGGAAACTTGCCGCCACCGCAGAAATCGGCATTTCCACATTGGTACGCTGCGGAGCCCCAACAGCATTTCCGTCCAAGTCTCGCATCTTGTAGGGCAAGTATGCGAAAGCGCGCACGTTGGCTTGGTTATAGAATTCTTCGTATCCCTCAATCTGACCTTCGGCCACGACCCATGGTGGAACTGGCGCCAGCCCAACCATTTCGACCCATTTCGACAACATGAAATTGCTTCCCTGCTGCGCGCCGATGGCGGGATACACCAGACCGTCGACCTGCCTGTCGTCGTTATACGGCGGGAGCTCGTTGCCAATTACTTTGACAATTGGGATCCACGGTGACGGCCAGTCGGTTTCGTCAAGAATCTGCTTGCCGTCCAGCTTGCACCATTTCACGCTCTTTTCGACTTCAATCCGGCTCTGGATTGGCTTGGGTTCAGGAAGGCCCTGCAATACCGCCTGTTGCACAAACGACTCAAGATCATCGTCCCACACAGGAATACCCAGGCCGTTGGGGCCGCCAGGCATCAGGTGCAGCTTGCGAGCCTTCCGTTCCACGTACCAGTATTCGACCACGCGCACCATGCGCGCCTCTTCGCCGTTACCATCCAGCGCCGAAAACCAATTCGGCATGTCATCCCCGAGCGCCCGGAATTCTTCGTCGTCTAGTCCTTCGAGCTCGTTTCTCTTGCCGTCATTGTTGTAGGGATATTCTTTCAGGTATTGCTTGTAGGGAATGTCAGTTCCAATAAATCCCCAGTCGGCGTCAGAACCGTCCGGCTCTTCATGTGTCGGGTCTAGCACGACCCCGTTCTGGTTGTAAATGCGCCGGCAGTAAACTTCTTGGTCGAAGGTCGCGCCTTTTGCAAACCTGGTCATGATGGCGTAATAGCCTCGGCCAGCAACAACAGCGCGGGTAAACGCCCACGTACGAGCATCTGCAGATTCAGATTCACGCTGAATGCGCCGAATAAGACCTTCTCGTAGTTCAATTTCTAGTGGGTCAGTCGGTGGCGCGACACCTCCGAAGTCGTCCGCGGGGACCAGCTGTATGGATACGTCGGATTCTCTTTCGTCGTTGACAATCTGCGCCACAGGCTCTAACAGCCTGTTGACCGTGATACAAGGACGGGCCGGACTGGCCGGAAGGTTTCCCTGGGGCGGCTGAGCTTCCCGAGCCCTCTTGACATCATCGGGCCATTGGTCGCCGGCATACATGCGCAAGGACTCTAGCTCGCGGTCTTTTTGTTTCTGCTCTGCCTCAACGCCTAGCTTAAAACGCTCGAGAGCCTGTTCGTGCAATGTCTTTTTGTCCGCCATCCTACGACGACTCCTTCTGAACGTTCATCTGCTCGACGTGCACGCGCTGATGCCGAAACAGGTCAATGAGCCTGTCTCTGTATGTATCTCCTGCGGGCACATATCCGCACGAACGGCCGCCGACTGACACCAAGCACACAAGGGCCGGAATATTGGCTTTTAACCCATCCATGCCGACGGACCCGTTATCATATTTAAACGACCAGAGGATACCATTCTTTTTTTAGGCGAACCAGCAAAGGTCAGCGCCAGAGCATCCCCGTGGTCAGGACTCGACAACCCGCGAGACTTCATGCTTTCTTTACTTTCCAACACAACACGGTCGCGCTTGTCGTGGTGATACCCAGGTGCGGTCAGGTCAGTCTCAAGGTCGGCCGATGAGTCAATAGCACCGAACCGTAGCCAGTCGCGCATCTTCGACCACATATAGGCGCGCATGTTTGCGACCTTGGGGTCTGGAGACTCCGAACCGAACTGAACCTCGAGTATGTTTCTGTGCCCCATCTGGCGCAGTCTGTCGCATATGGGGCCACCAATGCCGGTACCGTCCACAAACAGTGTGGCAATGGGGAAGCGGCTCAGGACGTCATCGGCCACGGTGATCAGCCTCATGGAATCCCTCGACTGTTCACCCGGTATGACGATTGGTGTAATAGAGCGCGCATCGTTGCCACGACGGAACCGGAACACGCATCGGTCGTCACCTCCCCTGGCGATATCCAGTCCGCACACCAGGGGGTCGTCGGGCAATACCATCAGCTCGCGATGCTGCGCTTCGTAGACGCTGTCGGACGAGATGTATTGAGAATCGGACGCCGTCGGCGGAAGGCCACGAACGCGCACGCGCACAAAGTCAGAATCCTCGCCATAGTCGGCGATCCATTCATTAAGCAGCGATTTATTGGTAAATCTCGAGTTTCGGCTGTCGACGATTGTCTGATTCCACCGCGATTTCTCGGACCCAAAACAGACACGGTGGAACTTGCCGTTAGACCGTGTGGGGTTGCCGAAAAGGAAGATCATCGGCTCGCCGTCGGTAAGGCCACCCTCCGCAACCTCGAATATTCTCTCGGGAATCGCTGAGGCCTCATCGAAAATGTAAAAACTGGTGGAGTCCTGCGCGTGCTGACCCGCGAAGGCTTCGGAGTTTTCCTCCTTACTCGACTGCAGCGCCGTAAACCAGGACGCCGGAAAACCTTTGTGGTACATCCGGTCAGTATTTACGGTAAACCAATCGGCAGTGAGACACAGCGCGGACCACCGGCGCACTGAGGCCCAAGTTTTTGTCGTAAGCTGGGTAAATGTATTAGCGGTTACCGTGCCCTGACATTGTGGCCTGGTAGACATCAGCCAATTGACGATCCAAGCGACTTCGACGGATTTTCCGATACCGTGGCCAGAACTAACAACGTGGCGTATCGGGTTTACGGCGTCCATGCCGTTAAACTTGCGGGCCCTCACCTCTTCGCCGATCTGCTTGAGGTGCTCACGCTGCCAACTGTCTGGGCCGTCGTGCCGCTCGAGCGGTCCGGGCTCACCCCACGGATAGCACGCCATCACAAAACCTAGCGGGTCGGAATAGAACTGCCCGACGAATTCCGCCAATTCTTGGTCGGCCGAATTACTGCTCACTCAGTCTTTTGCGTGCGGCATTCAGCCGGCTTACCAAGTCGAGGCTTCCTGAGTGCTGCAGTTCCTGAGGCTGTTCCTTCGGCTTGTCGATGGCGCGATTAAGCAGGTCAGTAAAGGCCTGAACGCTAGGGTCCTTTGACCAGATTTCCACCATTTCTTCATCTGCTGATAACTCGTGCGGCTGTTTGTCAAAACGCACAAAACGGCCCGTCTTTTTGTCGCGCACGACAAGATATGACAGTCCCTTAGCGTTTGCGACCTGTGCCGCAATGAGGGGCTCAAGGTGCGGCATGATAAGCGCACGGGCAGCCTCTCGGGCCTCAGCCTTACTCAGCAGGTTATTCTTTGACCCCTTCGGCCGTCCTGCTCCGGGTCTTTTCCCGCCGGATGCCATGAATAATTATGATATCACGGCGCCCCAAAAATAATTCCTTAAGCTGCTCCACGGTGGTGAGCTCGCCATCGAAAAAGCACGGGGCGCGATAGTCCCGTAGGCCCTGCTCGTCGGTAGTGATGATATTCCTCATGCACGGCACCACCCGGGACGACGCGGCCGCCCGTCGTCTTTCAGCCCTAGCGACTCAATATACCCCCAGGGGCACTCCTCGCCGTGTGCGCTGATGTCATATTCGCAGATATTGCACACTGTCACGGTTCCATCGATACAGGTCGGGTCCGGCACGACTGACACAAACGCGTCACCTTCCGCGATTGACTGCAGGCGATCATCTGGGCCGAAACGCTCGCAAGGTTCACTCTCGACAGTTAGCGCGTCAGCGATGCACAGGCAAGCATGGTAGATGTTGTAGGCCCGCTGAAAATCCCGCAAGAATTCGACTTTGCCGGCCTCGTTTGAGAGCGTGTATCGCACCTTCGGCAGGTTCAGGGTCTCCCGGTTTCGCCGGACCGTGGTGTAGCGCGGTGACTGTGTGACGGACCAATCCGACACCGTGTAGTTTATTTCGTCGCCTGCTCCAATTAATTCAAGTATCTGGTTTGCCATTTTATCCCCCCGCAGCTGGCCCCCATCGGCCATATAAAAATAATACATTGGGGCGCGTTCAGCGTCAACATGTTTTTTTTAATTTTGGTGTTTTTTTTGTTGACAAACGTTTAAGTAGTATTTAATATACGCATATCGGCCGTGGGGGTCGATTCGGACTTAGGGGGAATCATGGACGTATACGAAATTGTCACCAATAGGATCATCAAGTCACTTGAAGCCGGCGTAGTGCCGTGGCAGAAGCCTTGGAGCTCGTCCACGGGGCGGCCGTGTAATTATCTGACCCGCAAGCCTTACCAGGGAGTTAACGTATGGCTAACGGCGTCTGCAGGCTACTCTAGCCCGTTCTGGCTATCATTTAAGCAGGTATCAGACCTGGGCGGCAAAGTACTTAAGGGCGAAAAAGGTACGCCTATCGTAAGATACTCAAAATACACAAAAACAGACGCGGACGGCAACGAGCGCGAGCTTTTCTTTATCCGGTATTCTACGGTTTTCAATGTTGCCCAGACGTCCGGACTCGACATCGAACAGCCTGGCGAACATGTGCCAAACGTCAACGCTGACGCAATTGTCGCCAACTACCACGGCCCCGCCATTATCCATGGCCACGACCGGGCATTCTACAGCCCGGCGAGGGACCAGATCAGCCTGCCGGCGCCCAGTAATTTTAACAGCCCGGACGCGTACTACTCCACGCTCTTCCATGAGCTCGTACATTCGACCGGACACAGCTCGCGCCTAAATAGGCTGTCTGATACGGCATTTTTCGGTAGTGAACAGTATTCGAAAGAAGAACTCGTCGCCGAGCTTGGTGCTGCTTTTTTGTGCGCCGAAGCAGGAATCAGCAACGAAGAGGCACAGAGTGCGTCATATATCAATGAATGGCTCAAGGTCCTTAAGTCGGACCGCCGACTGATCGTAAGCGCCAGCTCTCAGGCTCAAAAGGCTTGCAGCCTAATCCTGGGACTGTCGGTCACCGAGCGGCACGGCGGAGATGAGGAGTAAATCATGGGTGGGATCATACATATCACGCTCACGGGACCGCTAGCGGGTACGCCTGCTTGTGGATTGTCTCGGGCCGAGATGTTGGAGCGCGGGGAATCCGGTATCCATATGCCGTACAGCGCCAAAGGCGAAGCGGCCATCCTGGCGCGGGGGGATGTGTGCCCGGACTGCAAACGGGCGTGGGTCGAAGCCTTGGAGGATGACGAATAAATACCATGAAGAACTGAGCAACGCGACGTACATGTAAAACTGGGCGCAGGTTGGGAATGTGCTCTCAGCCTGCGCCCTTTTTGTTTTAATCGTCGACGCTGTATTTCTTGTCCTGCCGCTTTAGCACCGGCCATTGTCCACCAGGATCAACAAACGACAGATCCTGTACAAGCACATGATTAGTCGGCTGAGCGGTAAATCTTCCGTTATCTAATGCGATAACGAAAAATTCTTTAGCCTGGTCTGGGCTCTCCGACCACCCGTCGTTCATAGGGACGATCGTAAATAGATACTCCCCCTGCAGCTTTGACCCATCCCGCAACTTAACGTGACATCTTGCGCGTTTCAAAAACGGGTAAGCGACTAACGCAAAGTCTGTGCCATAACAATCCCAAGTTTGCGCTTCGTGCGTGTGCCATTCTGGCGCCTCACCATGCGACAGCATGTGCAGGGGAATGTTGCGGTACACTGCGCCATTCTCCAATAAGACGTGACAACCGAACGTGCGCCCGGGCAGGCTTACAAGGCCAAACCACGCCCCGCGTATGGGCTCGAGTACGCCAACTGCGCCAGGGTCAACCCACACATAGATATGAGGCTCGATCGGGCCCGCTCCGCTCCAAATCACGAGCCGATACGTCCGCTCATTGAGCCGGAAACGATACTCCCGCTCACGTAGGCCGACAACAGATTACAGATCAGGCCCCTCATAGTAAAACCTTCTGCTTGGGCCTTCTGGCGTGCCGCATACCACAACGACCGATCAAGTCCATACAGTGAATACGCTACCGTCTTTTTTTCCACGTTATCCATACTTTCATGTCCCCTCTTGTTATTCCATGCCGGAGACTATCGCCGGCCGGTGGTTGGTGAATGTTTATATCGCCGCCGCCTGTCTAGCCTTTTCCGCCGCCCGCTCTCGTCGCCTAGCTATAACTGGATTTATGTCAACGCAGGGGCATCGTTCGGCGTAACTGTGCGCAGTGTGGGCGGCCCGACGGCCGCACGGCACCAGCCGAAGGTCTGGGTCACGTAGACCACGCTCCCCGGTTCCACCCGTACATCGCGCCATCTGCCAGCCGCCATCGTGGCATTCTCGGCAGTGTACATAGGTTCGAAAGTCGGCGCCTGGGGACACCGGGGCCAGTCGGCGCATGCGCGCTTCACGGTCTTTCTCTCGGCCAATCCGTACAACTTCCTCGCGTATGGTTCCTACGTCAGGTAACGCCGCCTGGTACTCCCGCCGCGGAAGCTTGGCTAAACGCTCACAGGCCAGCATAACCAGTCCGCGGTCGAGGTCGGCCAGTTCGTGCAGGTAAACGGCCAGTACCGCCTCGTCAGCCTCTGACGACCTTGCGATGGCGAGTGCTTGAAGCGCCGTCTTGACGCTCACGCTTCACCTCCAAGTAGCAGCCTCAAGGCGTAGGCTCCTTGGGCTGGCACGACGGCGTTTCCGTAGGCGCGAAGCTCGTCCACCCTGGTGGATACCCCATCAGCCACGCCACGAACGCCGGGTTGAGTCGCCGGGGCGAGGTCTGGCCGTAGGGCGAGGATAGCGGCCCATTCTGCAGCATCCGTGGGGCCTGGCGGCCAAACTGGTCGGCTTGCTTTATTAAACTGTTTTGATGCGTCGGCCACAGGTGCTCCGCCGCATCCGTCAACGTCGTGCCAGAATGTCGGCCGCTCTCGGTCGAGTAACATTTCGCCCTTGTGCTGGCCGCATCCCCACATGTCGCCGTCGGCCACGCCAAGGATGAACAGCCGTTCTCGTTTGTGCGGTGCGCCGACTTCCGACGCCGTAACAAGTACTGCCTCAACTCGGTAAGCCAGTCGCTGTAGCTCGGATCGGACGAGTTCATAGGCCGTTCGGCCTCCGGCGCATCTAACAGTAAGGAGGCCTGGGACGTTTTCGAGAAAGACAAGACGCGGTCGCGCCCCGTTGATAGCCCTGCGGACGTGCGGCCAGAGGTGGCGCGGGTCGGTGTCGCCCCCGCGCTTGCCGGCGGCTGAAAACGGTTGGCACGGGAAGCCCGCAGTGAGGATATCCACGCAGCCACGCCACGCTCGAGCGTCGAAGGCTCGCAGGTCAGACCAGATAGGTGCCGCATCCAATGCACCCGCTGCCATCTGGTGCGCCAAGACTGCAGCCGGGAAGGCTTCGACCTCCACAGCACAGACAAGGCGAGACGTTGGAAAGACTCGTTTGACGGCGAGATCAAGTCCTCCGATACCGGCGCAGACAGACAAGACGGTGGGGCAACTATCCACATGAATCCTCCAGCAATTTACGCTCCTGCTCGATTGCCTTCGTACCGAATGGGTCCAGTTCCGCGCCACTGTCCAGAGCCGCTTGGAGCCGCTTCCCTGCCGCCATAGTCCGCAGACCCTTCGTCGTCGCCACGCTCGAGCCGTGCGCTTGTCGCCATTGCTCACGCCACCACGTCAATGGGTCATCGCCGACTGGCCCCGTCACCGTCTGCAACGCCGCCTCAATGAATACTTGCACCTTCACCGCATCAGACTGGTCGCGCCATTGCTGGCCCAGAAACCGAGGGACACATAGACCACGGGCACATGCCGTCGATGGGTAACACTTGCCATGCGCCAATGGCGATGGAATCAGCGCGGAAGGGCGCGCCACCTGAAGTTGGGCTTGAGCCGGCACAATTCCACCTGGTAACAGACCCTCGAGCTCTTGCCTAAACTTATCAAGAGCCGATATGACGGACCGAATTCTACGCTCATCCATACATGCCTTCCCCAAAGGCTTTGTTAATCTCTGTCTTGGTCGTTCCAGCACTGACGAAATATCCAGCGCCAATCCACCGGCCACGGCCTGTCGTGCAAAGAATCACTCACCACGCTTTTTTCTTCTCGCCGCCCTGCGCACATTCGACTTTCTAACACTCATCCTAGGGCCGTTGCTACCGAACACCACGACCGGAGAATGATCCGAATCTGGGAACCGCTCCCTGGCCTCTTTGTAAAATTGCTCCGGCTCAAGGTCTAACCACCACGACGTCGTCGGGGTGCCAGACTTCTCACGCTTTGGCGCGATAATGGTCTTAAAATTGATCGCCCTCATTATCTCGCACCAAAATCACTAAGCAGCCAACGCCAGGCGTCGACCACCACCCAAAGGACTACGCCAACGATTGCTGCGACAAGCACGACGCGACCAACGGAACGTCGCACATATCGCCACCACAGTTTGCGTTCTAGTCTGCGCACGTACTGTTCATGCCTCGTCGCCATGCCATCACCTCAATTTAGACAACAGAACTTCCAAGGCCCTCACAAACCTATTTCTGTCCTGCTCTGTGATAACTAGAGCTCCACGACTTTTCCTTGGACGCCCGCCCATGGCCCCGTTTTTCTTAGACGCTTCTGCCTTTGCCTGCGTCGTAGATTGACCACCAAGCCTGCCGAGCTCGACCGCGTGCTTATTTTTCAATCGCCCCCCACATCAAGTCAAAAAAACACGTTACAACCACCGCCGCCGGAACGGCTACACATAGCGCCACAACTGCAAGTTCAATGCTCATTAATCACCCAACTCCAGTCCATCTGACTGAATGTGTTCCACCACATCAAGGACAAATCTATGCTCAACAGCAAACGCGGAACCCCCCAGGCGCTGCCACGGCTCTAGATGCTCATCGAGCTCATCTAACCACTTTAGTCCGGCCGGCGATGTCGCCACAAACAGCACCACCGAGCCCTCGTTAACTACTGAGAAATCAGCCACCCCAGCTCCCTCCCCGTCTGTAATGGTTATATATCAACCGGTCAGGTTTTGTCAACCCTCAATAGAAGTGCGCGGATGATGAGGGCCATGGACGCAATATCCAGCAAATTGTCTTCGATACTTTCACACTGCGGACGCGTCCCGTTCTTGGTAAGGCTGATCAGTCTCCAATACTTTTCGGACAATCGGACCAGCGCAACACGCCAAGGGTCCAGGCCGTTATCTGCGGCCGAACACGAATAATTGTTTAACGGGTCCTTGGCGCCTTGTGCGTAGTCATGCGACTTCTTTTCGTGCATGAGCCGCATCTTGTCCAGTCCGTCCAAAAATAATGGTTCCAAAATTTACGGCCTTTCGGTGGGCTCAGAATTGACCAACCTATACACTCGGCATGGCGACAAGTCAGTCAGGGTGACCTTCTCAACAGTTACGCCATATCTTTTTAACTGCTTGTACGATTCGGACCGCATTTCCCTGTCCAGCTTGCCAGACCTCGCTGTCTCGAGCAGGCTCTCAGAATCGTGCTGAATACACGCGTCGTGTATTGCAGACAAAGCAATGTCGCGGATTGTGTCGTCCGGGTCAAATACAGTCGTGATCAGCGTTAGTGGATCATGAATATGGAACACAATCATGCCGGCTACAGCAAAAGTCTTATTGTCCTTGGTCACGATGGTCTGGGCCTGCAGATTGTTCGCCTGGCGAGCAACTGGGTAGACCGTGAGTACAGTGACCGCCGGCCACCAAAACACAATGCCGCACTCTTTGGCGGATATTGTGGGCTTAACGTCACCACGATTGATTAATCGTCGCCATTCCCACGCTGTCACCTTTACCGCAGCTTGCGTGGGCTCGAGCACAATCCACCTGGGGAAGAACTTTCCCAGCCACTCCGCTATAGCGCCAATCCATCCAAGCGCCTGGTCCACTTACTTTGCCTCAAGGAATTCAAAGTCCACAATTGACTTTCCTTTTTCGTTTTTCAAATACTTGAACTGCAGCCACACCGCTCCAGTCGGCTTTGGTGGGGCACCACGCTCTACGTGCCACCCGCCGTACCCATCGGCCCATTCTTCTTTATAACCCGGCGTGCTTATGTGGTACTGATTGGAATGTACAACGCGGTCATTTTCCGGGCTTAAACGTACGCGTGCGATGGGCAGCATCCACGCATCGTGCGTGTGCCCAGTCCACACAATATCCGCATCAGCTAGGTAGACAGCGTGCCTGTTGGACTGAATGACGCCACGCGTAACCGCGCCGCCGCCGCCATGCCCGTGCAAATAATGCAACTTAAAAGATTGGTGCCTGGTGCTTTGAGTTACGATGTCGAAGACCACAAAACCGGAATATCCACCCTTAACAATGGGCGTACCACCACGACAGCGCAACCTTTCGACCAAACGCTCTGTTAGCGACGTCTCATGTCTTTTTAGTATAGATGTCTCGTGGTTGCCGTCTGCCCTGATAGTCAACAGGTCGCGGTATGGCGACAAATACTGGTCGGCGGTGCTCACCAGCGAGTCCAGATAGTCCGCCTTCTGATGTTCCGGTCTCAGGTCGTTTTTGTTTGACCGCTTATCCCATTTTCCCTGCATGGCACAAAAAAAATCGCCTGCGTCGATGATGGGTGCGTCGTGCTGTTTTGCCTCTTGGAGGTGGCGCTCGAATTTGTCCCTGTCACACTTGGGATTATCCCAATGCACGTCCGATTGGAGCAGCACGCGCTGCTCGCAACCCACTTTGTCGAACCGTATGCGTATGATGTGTATGTTTCGTGATTTCTCGTCCAGAATCCACTGTCTTTTAGACATTACTGATTCTCCATCTGCGGCGTAACCGCTCAATCGCACGCCTGATCCATCCACGCTCATTTTTCTCTGCAACTTGACCGACGGAAATAATCCATGCGGCCCGAAACAAGATTTCCCTGTGGTCGATGCCGTCGGGTTGGTCGGCCAAATACCTAAGGTAGTTAGCTATTTCAATACGAGACCACGACGTCACCTGAACAGCCCAAGTATGAACCTCAAGATTTTTTCGAGTAGGCCAGCTTTGGCATGGTCATTATTGGACGGAGGAAGAGGAAGTGCCGGGACCTCAACATCCGGCGACTGAGCCGAAGAAAATACGGCCGCGAAACGTCTTGCCGCCTGTCTCTGGACGTCATCCAACGCGTTGACATCAGCCGCGATTCCGGCGTCCAGGTGGAGTGTCGTCCCACCTAGCGACTTCGCCGCACGAGCCTGGCGCTCTGCCCATGCGGGGTCATTGACACGACGGCCAGCCTGAGCCTCGTGGTAGATGCCAATAGGCTCGTCATCCACGACCGGTTTGCCGAACCGCGACTGAGCCTCGGCCATGATGGCCGCGTTGTCTTCTGGCGTCTTGCTGCGGTCAGAATGAAACGCAATCCACGACCCGCCGGCCAGCGCCGCGCTCACAGGCTCTCCGCCGTGATTCGCGCCCCACGCCAAAGGCACAGATGCAGGAACCAGCGCATCGAGCTCGAGCAGGACGGACGGATCGCTGGCGAACTGACTCTCCACTCCGTGGGTGTTCTCGTTGAAGAGCCTGGCACAAACTACGACGTCCGGATACTGCGCCAGAATCTCGCCGGTCAGCCGCGTATGCTCACGACAATCGGCCAACGTGAGGCCACGCTCTCGGGTGTCTGTGTTGATCGTCACGGTCGCCTTGAATCCACGCGCCCGAAGGTCATCGAGGCCACGGATGAGCGCCTCGCGTCCCTCCGACAAATTTGAACCCCGGCGGAAGACCGATGACACGACCAGTCGCAACGTGCGGATGCCGGCCGAATCCAAAAAGTCCAGCCACCGGCCATCACGGTGCAAATGCCAATCAAACGACGATACAGACGCAACGAACGGCAGCGGCGGTCGCACAATCGGCGATACCGGCAGACTGTCTAGATGATCGAACGGTTCCACAGGCACGAAAACCTGGTTACCTTCAGCCACGAGATCGTGGTAACTGTCCGTCTGTAGGGTCGGGCGACCTGAAGACGCGCCGGCCAGCAAATCCCATCCGTGTAGTCCGTCGCGATTCAGGGCGATTGATTCCTTTGACAGCGGACGGTCATGCGATGCCCTCTTGCGGCCCCAGTCGCCCCCGTGCCTCGCCGCGATGGTCTGCGCCAGTCTATGTATCCACCCGCCCGGTACGGCCCGCAGCGCGGATTCAATCCATTCTTCTGAACCGTCGCCCGACGGCACAGAATAGACGCTGGCAAACTCGCGGATTGTAGACTTAACACTCTCAGGTAGCTGCATAGGTTCCCTCGATGGAGGCTCGACGACCTGGGGCGGCGGGGTCGGGATGACCGGCGGAGGCTGAACAACCACCGGCTCAACGACCGGCAACTCCCGCAATTCCTTTAGCGTCCCGAAGTAGCACGCGGTAGGAACTCCGGTCTGGCCCCAAAACGCAAGACCGAACGAATCAGAATCCGTCACGCCAGTCGCTGTGGCGTGGATGAATCTGCACAGACCAGCCGACTCCGGCACAAGCTCGCGGTAGACCCCGTTGTCCCACACAATGACACCACCATCATTGCCTTGGCCAACGACAAGCGAACCCGGCACCAATTCAGTCCATTCAAATAGAGTCCACTGTGACGTAGGACTATAAGTCTCGTCTCCGGTAACAACGCGCCCGTCTGTAGCAACGTATCGGTAACCCTGTGTTCCGTCGGCGGCGCCGTAATTCAGCACAATTTCGCCAGAAGGCTTATAAATCACGGGGTACACGCCAGGAATTGATTGGTCACTTAGAATTGACCAGCTTGAGCCGTCCCAGTGCAATGGGCGCATCTTGTTGCCCTCGTCGGCCTCCTGGCCGGTAAACACGGCGCCGTTTGTTGGGTCCAAACGAGGATAAAGACATCGCAGCGCGTCATTGGGAGGTGGAGGAACGACACCATAGACCGACGAGTCCATATGCCCATCGGCATACAGGACCACGTATTGACCATTCGGAAGTGCGTCGGCGTACCAGCCACCGTCGAAATCTATACGTCGCATTTAGTCCTCGATTTCCTGTTGATCTTTCTTGCGAACAATAAATTCAACGGTTCCATCGGCGCCCATTGGACCGGTCGCAATTTTCAGAGTTTTAGAATCAAATGCGCGATGATGCTGCCGGCACAGCGTGATTAATCCGGCAACGTGGGTGCGGTCCATAGATGGATTCCCGCCCATACCACGATGCCTCAAATGAGCGACTTCAGTGTCTGTGGTTGAACCGCAATACCGGCAACAATTGCCGTCCCGGTGACGCGCCTCGGACATAATTTCAGATTCTCGACGCGAGCGAAGCCTAGACTTCTTTCGACGCTCAGCAGTCGCGGAGCCCTTGGGTGGTTTCGGAAACATAACGCAACCTATTGTGGCTTAAAAAACCTAACCTTTAGGAAAAGTAAATGTGCGGACGAAAAGCCACGGCTTGAGGTGTAGCCGTCCACGTTCATGCTTTTAACGTGTTCCCAGACTCTCCGTCCGCAACCTTGGTACGCCAAAATTCTGGGTCCGGATCTGGCGTAGTGATTCCATACCACTCAGATAACCATAGCCTGCAATTCTCAACAAATGTTCTAAATTTTTTGGTGCTTTGCTTGGCTGTGGACGCCGGCCGCACCAGGTGCCGCACCCGTGCTCCGGTCATATGATGATAAAACTCAACTTGCTTAGTTTCGTCTGGCAAAAATTGGTCCTTCCAAAACGCGTGGACGGTTTCAGCATCCTGTCCCGTGGCCTCGATGGCCGCAGCGACCACGACACCCCAGTAATACCGATTCGCCGCTATCGTGCGGTAGTCCTGATGTTCACTTACCTCGATTACAACCGCTTTTCCGGCCATCGAAAGTAAACGGGACCGAAATCTATCTTTCTGACCTGGGTCAAAAACGAAATGCCCAGTATCATCTACTCGCCCGACAATTGGCCGGGTCATCATCCCCAGACTTTAAGCGCCTTTGCCAGGCGATACGTCGCCACAGTGTCATGCCATAGCGACTGCTCTAAACCGTCCCAGTCCCCCGTCTCGAACACGCGCGACTCTTCCGTGCCAGACAGCGGCTTCTTCAGGTCCGTCCACCCGAACCTCCGCACATAGAATTGCAGAGAATGCGCCGTGCCCGCGCCCTTGTCCGACAGCACGTCGAACAGGTCCACGTAGGACGTGCGATACCGGTCCACACTGATACGGGGGAACGACACGCCGAGATACATAGCCCTACGCTGCAACACGCGCCAGTCAAATACACGCGAATTAAACCCGACAAGGAACGAATTGGCCGCAATAGGGGCCAACGACGACAGGATGTCCCGCTCGTCCATCCCTCGCGCCAAGATTTCCACCTCTGGTTGCACTAGGTCTTCCAGCTGGTCTACGCGCATCAGGCCCACGCCGGAAATACGGCAAAGGTCCGGGTCCAATGCGGCCCGCTCCAACTTATCTGCGCGCGCCTTTGTAAGATACTCCGCAATCTTATCTGGGTCTTTGTAATTGGCGGGAGGCTTCAGGTCGTCGACTAATAGATAGTCGGCGGCGTTCTCCAGTGGTGCGGTCGCCACGTCAAGAATGCAATAGCTGCTCATCGGTACCCCTAAAAAGGAATGTCTTCTTCG